AATAGTATATCCTCGCAAGCAACCTTTTTCATAGAACCGCATAATATAATATATGACAGTTTAAGAATCTGCCCAAAATCTTGAAAGTTTCTATCATATCTTTAATCTATTTTGCCAGAAAATGATTATTATTAATTAAATAATAAATATTAAATATACTATGGTAGAAAAACAACAGATGACTAAAAGAATTAAAGTTAAGATAACTAATATTGAAAAGGCTAAAGACAAGAACTTCATAACATACATATATGAATCTTTACTGAATAATTTATTACAAGACAATAACGCAGTCTCCCATGTCTATTGTCTTAGAGAGCCTAACGAATGCAATTTAGAATACACATTGAAGATAGGAAGACAAGGAGACTTCACATGGTGTCTAATGCGTGAAAACTTATATCTCATAGCGGAGACCGAACCCGATGTTGCTATCACTATAATTGATATTGAAGAAGAAGGAACAGGTGTCATATATACTATGGGAAGACTTAAAGAATAAACTACTCACTATTAAGAATCATACGTACTTCTACCCAAGGAAGTATAAAAGGTGATTTTACATTTATAATATGTTCGGGGAGACGGCGGTCTCCCTTTTTCTATATTATATTAAAATTATATATTTTGTAAATAGTTTTGATAAATACACTTAAACCATATTGGTCATATGCAAGAAGAGCTGTAAACGGTGATATTGTAGTTGGTAAATATATAAAGTTAGCCTGTCAACGAATGCTTGACTGGGCTAACCGAACAGACATCTATTTTGACGAAGTAGACGTAGATAAGAAGATCCGTTTTGTCCAGAAGATGAAGCATTCAGAAGGAAAGCATGCAGGTGAATACTTCACTTTATTAGATTACCAGCAATGGATATATGCAAATATCTTCGGTTGGAAATATAAAGACACCAATAAACGTGTCATTAAGAACGTATTATTATTGATGGCCAGAAAGTCAGGTAAGACATTCTTAGGTGCATCTCTTGCTCTTACTGTTGCAGTATGTGACGGACAGAAATCACCAGAAATAGACTTCATAGCTAATTCATCTCAGCAAGCATCCATTGCGTTCCGCCATTGTTCGGAACAAGCAAAATCAATAGATAAGAACGAAAAGATATTCAAAAGATACAGACATAACATATATTCACCTGTCACTGGTGCAAGAATCAATGTGTTGTCATCTGATACATCTAAACTTGATGGATTGGGTGCATCTATGTTCTTACAGGATGAAGGACATGAAGCAAGATCTTTTGAAGTGTGGAACATCTTAAAGACATCACAAGGAGCAATTGAGAATCCTTTAGCAGTCGGAATAAGTACGGCAGGATTTCATGTAGGTGAAGCTTACCCATTATACAACCAATGGGCATACGGTACAAGAGTTCTTAAAGGAATGATAGAAGATGATTCATGGTTTTTTGCTTTATATCAGATTGACGAAGAAGATGATTGGAAAGATGAAAGTGTATGGATAAAAGCAAACCCATCATTAGGACAGACAGTGGGATATGACTACATGCGTGACCAGATACGTTCAGCAATCAATACACCTTCTAATGAAGTTTCTATCCGTACTAAGAATCTGAATCAATTTATGCAGTCATCTAACATTTGGATATCACATGAATATATACAGAATGTGATGTCTAATGTTGATCTTAAAGACTATCTTAATGAAGAAGCATTCGGAGGATGTGACTTATCAGTTGTGTGTGACCTTACTGCTCATTCTATATGTATTCCACCTAACCCAGACAGAAAACTTCATGGTGATAAATTTATATTTAAGTCATGGCTGTATATACCTGAAGAAGCATTGGAGATGTCTTCTAATCGTGAGATATATAGTGAATGGATAAGAAGAGGATGGGCAATTAAGACCGCAGGCAATGTTGTCGACTATGAGCATATATTGAAAGACCAGTTAGAAGTCGCAAAATCGGTATATTTCATAGATTATGGATATGATGCTTATAACGCGACATCATGGGCGATCTCAGCAGAAGATGCAGGTCTTCCACTTTCTACATTCTCACAGACATTAGGTAATTTTAATAAACCAACGAAATTTTTTGAGATGCTTGTACGTTCAGGGAAGTGCATAATAGATAACAACCCTGCAATAGATTGGTGTCTTAGTAATGTTGAATTGATGTGGGATCACCAAGAGAACTGTAAGCCAACGAAAGCAAACGGAGACAAGAACAACAAGATTGATCCAGTAATTTCAATGTTAGAATCATTAGGATGTTATTTAGCTTCAAATAGATTCCAGCCGGAGGCATGGATAGTGAAATAAAGTTACTATATTAATAAAAATATCAATATAATGCCATGTGGCCATTTAATAAGAAAGAAATACGTGAAAACGAACAACCACATATAGATAAAACGCAGTCAGCATGTGATGATGTGAATCAGGGCATAGCTTTGATACAAAAACTTCTTAATCTTAAAGGATATGAAGCATTATCACAGTCAGCATTCTTTGCAGCAGTAAATCTGATCTCTAATTCCGTTGCAGAGATGCATTGGGAAGTTAAATCTAAAGAAAACGAAGAAATACCTAGTAATTTCTATGCAAATCATATATTTGATAACGCATTATTATCACAGTACATCCTTACTAAGCAGCTAATATTAGATGTTTTGCTTCACGGAAATGGCTTTGCGTACATTGAAAGGGATAAGAAGGGTATGCCAATCAACCTAGTCTATCTTCCATGGGGACAGTGCAATATCGTCTATAATAAGGTAAACGGGGCATTGTTCTACCAAGCTCCAGTAGTTTCAAGTTCATTGATTGAGCCAATTAACATCATTCACTTAAGACTTCATTCAATTGACGGCATATGTGGCAAGCCAATTACATCATTTGCCAAGAATGCTATCACTTTAAGCGGTTCAGCAGACAAGGCAGCACAAGAATTCTTCAGTTCAGGAATGACAGTTAAGGGTATCTTAAGTACTGAAGCACCACGTTTGACTAAAGACCAAAGAGAATCTATAAGATCTGCTTGGAACGAATCTCAGGTTGGTAATGGCGCAGGTATTGCTGTATTAGAATCAGGCATGAAGTTCAATGCCATCTCTTCTAATTCAAAAGACAGCGAACTACTTGAAACTAGACTTTTTAATGTACAGGAAATTGCCCGCTTCTTCAATATTTCGCCAGTTCTTCTTGGTGATCTTTCAAAGTCATCATATAATTCAATTGAACAGGCAATGATTCAGTTCACAGTCAACTGTTTAGCTCCTTATGTTATAAACTTAGAACAAGAATTAAACAAAAAAATCATTCTTCCATCAGACCAAGATACATACTACATTGACATATGTGAAGAAGACATCATAAAGACTGATAAACAAGCACAAGTAAACTATTTGACAACATTAGTAAATTCTGGAATTATAACCAGAAATGAAGCTAGAAGACAACTTGGTTTTGGTCCTGTTGATGGAGGTGATGAACTTACAGTATCATTTACTGATATTAACCAAAACAAGGTTAATCAAAATAATAATGACAAAAATACACAAGAACAGAATAACGATGAAGAAGAATCTTGAAATTAGAAACATCACTGCAGAAATACGCAGTGTTGAAGAAGAATCACGCAAGATCTCTGGTTTAGCTATTCCTGCAGAAAGTCGTTCTGAATTATTATATGGAGAATTCTATGAAGTCATTTCAAGAGATGCACTCACAGAAGACTTAATCAACAATAACGACATAAAACTATATCTTAACCATGATCCATCACAAGGAACATTTGCACGTTCAAAATATGGAGAAGGTTCATTAAGACTTTTCGTTACTGACAGGGGAATAGAATTTGAGACTGAACTTCCTAAGACTGCATTTGGTGATGCATTGCTTGAAGGAATTCGTAGAGGTGATTTTGATGCTTTAAGTTTTGCTTTTGCTCCTGAAGAAGACGAATGGGAAGACAACGGAGATGGTACATATAACCGTACAATACGTTCAATCGGCTTCTTAGATGAGATCTCTTTATTGTCATGTGCTCCAGCTTATGAACAGACCAATGTTAAGATTCGTTCATTAGAAGACTATAAGGAACAACGCAATAAAGAGAAAGAAGAACATGACAAAGCTATATTAGAATCTCTTGATGCTAAATTGAAAGAAATTGAAGACATTCAAAACGAATACAAACTATAAAAAATTATTACTATATTTTATTATATAAACATAAAAATATCTATAAAAACATATGAATTCAGTAGAAATTAAAAGTCGTATCAACGAAATCACTGAACGTATGAAAGCAATAGTTGAAACTTGCAAGACAGAAGTTCGTGAAATGACTGAAGACGAAGATAAAGAATTCAAGGCATTAAGAGAAGAAATCGATGAAAAGAAAGAAGAACTTAAAGCTCTTGAAGAAAAATTAGCTCAATATCAAAGAGAACTTCCTGATGAAGAAGAGGAAGAAAAAGAAACAGAAGAAAAAAATAAACGAAATAAGAAAATGAAAACATCTTTAATTAAAGAATTACGCAATGCGATGGACAACAACCAAAAGTCTATCACTATAAACGCTGAAAAACGTACAGTTCAAGTAACTGGTGAAGCAGGTATTCACGATGAAGTTGTTGAAACTGAAATTGATGGTATCTTAGAACCATTATATGCTAAGTCAGTATTATCTCAACTTGGCGCACGTTGGTATACAGGTCTTCCACACGGAGACGTCCAAGTACCAATCATGGGAAAAGGCAGTTGTGGTTGGGCAGGCGAAATCGCTGCTGCTAGTGCATCAAGCAACGAATTTACAACTGTTAAACTTTCTCCAAAACGTCTTACTTGTTATGTAGATGTGTCAAAGATGCTATTAGCCCAGGATAATGCTGGGGTAGAGGCAGCAGTTCGTAGAGACATCGTTAATGCTCTTAACGACAAATTAGAAGCAACTATCTTCGGTAATGCTGCTGCTGATGATGTTAAGCCAGCCGGTATCTTCTACAACGTAACATCAACTAATATTGACGATTACGCAGGTCTTTGCGCATTCGAAGCAGGTTTAGACGATGCTAATATCAACGGTCAGAAGAAATACTTAATGGGTAACACCGCTAAGGCTACTTTCCGTTCAATGATCAAAGGTACAAACGCGACTGGAATGGTCTTAGAAGCTAATCAAATCGACGGTACTCCAATGTTGAATACTTCTAATGTATCAACTAAGAAGTTCGTATATGGAGATTTCAGCTATCTAGCCGTTGCCAGCTGGGGTGATATTGAAATCACTATCGACCAATATACACAGGCTGTAAATGGTTGTATAAGACTTGTAATTAACGCATTCTTCGATGCTAAGATCTTACGTCCAGAAGCATTCGCATACGGTGATGTAGATTAAGATTAATATATATCGTTTAGCCTATTCTCATTTTGGTTTAGGCAACTCTATATATTTATGCAGGGGGGTGGGGAATATACCCCATTCCCATTTTTAATATCTACATCTTAAAATAATAAATATTTACATTTATGAACTACTTAACATTAGACATGATAAAGAAACAGTGCGTTATTGATCCTGATTACCATGGAGATGATGAATTCTTAACAATGGTTGGTGATACAGCCGAGAACATGGTTGAGCAACTTGTCAACTGTCCATTGGATGAGATTGCAGCATTGAATGATGGTGACATGCCTGCTGTTCTTATGCATGCTATGCGAATGTTAGCCGATTATTACTATGCCGTTGAAAGAGGTTCATCTGACACAGAAAAGGAAATTCCAAATGCTGTAATGACAATGATAAAATTATACAGAAAATTTACATAATGGATTCTGCTCGTTTAATACATCCTATAGAGATATTAGGACTTACGACTGTAGCAACCCAATACGGTAACAATAAGTCTTCATATACTCCGAAGTACAATACTAAAGCTCATATAATATTCAATTCTGAATCAATGGTGACTTCAGAAGGAGAAATATTATATCCAGTCAACCGTACTTTTGTCGTAAGAGCATATGTTCCTGTAATTGAGACAGACCGCATCAGATGGGATAACAAAGAATGGAAGATCTTATCAATCAATAAGAACCAGTACTATAACAACATCGAAATTTTAACTACATTAGTAAATAAGTGATGGATCAAATAAAGTTTTTCGTAAAAGGAACTTTCAAAGGTAATTTTGATGAGGTAGCAAAGAAGATGCCTGACATAGAAAGACATGCTCTCTATCATGCTGCTTACTATATGAGGGATAAGATAAAAGAATATCTTAAAAGAGCTGTGCCTAAATCAGATGAACATAATCCTAAGTACATTGACACTTTACAAGATGCCGTGTTGTTTACTCGTCCTGACGGTGCGTCACTTGTCGTTCATGCGATGGGTAACAGGAAGAAGGGTTCAGGAACATATCGTACTAGGTTCTTTGAAGCAGGTACAAGAGATCGTTACCAGAAAACTTGGAATGGTATAAAGTTAAAGAAGAAACGTTACTTAGGATCTATCAAACCAACCCATTTCTTTGGAGATGCAGTCGCTGCGGAACGCAGTAATGTTGCAAGACAGATGGAAGACATCATCGGTACATATATAGAGAAAGCATTTGAAAAACAATCATCATAAGAATATGGACATAAGTTTATCAGTATCAAAATACATACAAGCCATTTTGACGGAATCAGAAGAGATTCTAGCAATAGTTGGCAACGACACACATAAGATCTTCCCATTATTGCAACCTGACAATCTACAGTTCCCATTCATAGTGCATTCAAGAAGTGGTATATCTACGACTTATACGAAAGACTTAGAATTGGGACAGGTTGGTTGGTATAATACAGTTACATATACAGTTTCTTGTGTCTCAGATAACTATGACACATGCATTGACTTAGCTAATGCCGTAAGACATTCATTAGAAGGTTACAGATGGAAGACGAACGACATATACATTCATCCTATACAGTTCCTTTCAGCAGCAGAATATACAACAGACAATGATGCTTTTGTAGAGGAACTTCAATTCCAGTTTATGGTAGAATAGTTACTATATTAACAATATAAAAATATTTTACAAAGAAAAATGGTACAAAACAATCAAATAATAAAAGGTAGTATGCTTCAAGTTAGTGTAGATGGCAATATTTTAGGATTCGCCACTTCACACTCACTTAATATCACAACTAATACAACAGAAGTTTCTACAAAAGATCATGGTGATTATCCTGGCATCATCGCACAGAATATTACATGGGAAGTACAATGTGAAAACTTATATTCAGAAGACAATGGTCAAAAATTAATGGCTATTCAAAA